GTGAGCGTTCCCGTACCGTACCGTTCGTAATAGATAGTCGTACCGACCGCAAAAGCCTGAGCGGAGTTCTGCGGCAAAGTAACCACCGCCGTACCCGTTGTCCGAACATACTTGTTCTCATCTCCGACAGCAGGAGCGATAGCATCGGCGTCTGTGGTGACATTCAGTTGGTTAGTGGTGGTGCCGGTCACCGTCAGGTTCCCGGAAACCGTCAGCCCGGTCAAGTTGCCAACAGAAGTGATAGCCGACTGGGCGGCACCGGTGACGGTCGCTGCCGTGCCGGAAGCGTTACCGGTGACATTGCCAGTCAAAGGACCAGCGAAAGCAGTCGCCGTCAACGTCCCAGTACCAGCGTTGTAGGTGGCCCCGGCATCAGTCTTCGGGGCCAGATCACCGGTAGCCGACTCAAACAGGCCCACGAAACAAGTTGTATCGGTAGTATCAGCAACGGTAATGGCAGTGTGGGTCATCGTCGCCCACTGGAGCCCTGTGCTCTGGCCTGAGGCGGCAGTCAGTACCTGACCGTTAGAGCCCACCGTTAGTTTGGCTACAGTGTCGGCGGCTGTGGCAGCAATGATGTCGCCCTTGGCATCAACCACTGTATTGCTGATAGCAGTACTAGGCAGTGACGAGTAGCCTAGGGAGGTCCATGCGGTTGACCCATCACCGATCTTGTATTTATCGGTATCAGTTTCGATAACCAACTCGCCAACGGCAAGGGTTGGGTTGGCCGAGGTCCACGCTGCTGCGGTACCTCGTCTTAGTTGAATCTGTACGGCCATTATTTACTCCTATTCGGGCGGTGTGGGCCAGTCTGGTAACGTCGAAACCTTGTCGGACTGGGCCGGGTAGTCCCGAAGAGCCTGACGGTAGGTAGCCCATTCGGCCACCTTCTCTGCGGTCAATGGCGTATCAGCGCCCTGCGTCCAGTCGGAGCCACGCAACTGGCCGTCACGCTGACTCCTAACATGACGCAGGTCCAGATCGGCAGTCTCACCCCGTGCGGCCATCTCGTCCAGTTCGGACTGGCTGAGTTCTATGTACTCACCGTTCACAACCTTGTATCTTGGTTCTGCCATTATGCCGCTCCGTTGATTCCGTAGATTGTCAGGCTTGAATACTGAACAAAGTTGTCGGTACCCACAAACATATTGATTCGATCTATCGCCGCTGTGCTACTCCAAACACCTGCCGTTACTTTGATACCACCCTTATGTTCAGCGGCATCATTGTCGGGAGTTGAAGAAAGCAATAAGCATTGTTTCATGTGAGTGGTGTTTGAGTAGTTGTAAATCCACATCTCAAAACTAGAAAACGTGTCTGCCAAACAACTAGCGGCGGCACACTCAATGTCATCAAACGAATCCACCCCATTCTGTTTGTAGCCAGTAGGAGTAACATTGCCGCCACCGCTGTAAATGTGAACTGTGTCGTAGTTGGTGCCGGTGTCGCCATTGAACCGTATTTCAGCGTTCGTTCTTGTAGTGGCAGCCTTGTCTGACCTGAGGCTTCCCATCAGATACAAATGATCGTAACTACTGGAAATACTCGTCACATCTATCATGGTCGCGCTACCTGCGCCCAACTCTGTGTGGTTTACCACATTCCAAACTGCCATTATGAACTCTTTATCCCGTAGAGGGTAATCGTAGACCCACGCACCGTGGGGTAAGGGTCCGTCGCTGTTTCCAGATCCATCTGTATTGTGATAGAGGTAACAGCCGCCGTGTTATCCCACACTTGTACCGTTCTGTCACAGTTCCCATAAGTAGGAGGCGAGTTCAGAGGTGCAAACCAGTCTGAGGAAACTGTTGTGTTCTTGTTGGCGTTCAAGTAATCGTAGATAGTGATTCTTCCATACCCATACTGTGCCGCTGCTCCATATTTCAGGCTTGGAGTGTAGTTCTCAAAGGAAAAGCATTTGGTATTTCCCACATAACTCTGACCGTAAAGATTGCCACCAGAGGCGTGTATGCGTCGCTCACTGTAGTTGGTGCCAGTGTCAGCGTTCAGAAGCATTTGCGTGTAGGTGGTTGAGTTTGTACGACCACCTCTCATAGAGACAATCAACTCCAAGTGTTCATACCCTGCAATGGAACTGAATGTAGCCACCAGCGCATTTGCTTCTAGGTTGATCGTTTCGATTGCCTCAATGATTGCCATTAGGCCACCATCCTTGGGAGAACGCCCCACAAATCGAAACGGCTATTGGCAATAAAGTTGTAAGTGCCACTAGTATCCGCATAGATCTGTATTTTGTTGATGGCTGCGGTTTCTGTCCACACAACCCCCGATCCCGTCACTGTTTGATATGAAGCATTAGATGTCGCATTGGCATGATGAGTGAAAACGTTTTTCCATTTACCAGAGTTGATGTCGGAAATACGAGTGGTGCTTCCACCAAACTCGGTAGCGCCGACACCAGTAGAAACAGCATCCCCTATGTAAGCACCTGTGTATCCCGCATACCACTGTGCATGAGCGTCACCTGAACCGCTGTCGTAATACTTTTCGAACGGATAATTCGTAGAAGCATCATCATTGAAACGAGCCAAAATGTTGTATGCCGCTGAAGCACTCGGATAGTCATTATTGGCGTTGGTGATTATGACGAGATCCATGTATTGCGACCACTCGTTCGCACCAGTGGAGGAAGTCCAAGTAACGCTGTTGGCGTCACCTGTCAGAACGTCTGTTTGTAAAGCGACCCATGCCTCCGAATCGGTGAGAACACCATCTACGATGTATGCGGGATCGGCGGTGTTTATCGTCATACTGTCACCTCGTATCGGATAATCACAATGCCCTCAGAGCCGCCGCCCGAAGGGTCGGAGGCAGACGCACCGCCGCCTCTGGCCCCGCCGCCGCCTGACCCCGTGTTGGGAACGGCGTCCTTGCCTTCGTTGCCGTCATTCGATCCATCGCCACCGATGCTAGAACCACCCGCACCCTTGATGCCGCCAGTACCACCTCCTCCGCCGCCACCGCCACCGTAGGTGACAGTCGCAGCGGTGATACCCATTTGTGCCTGTCCGATGCCACCAGCACCGCCCGTGCCAGCCGATGCGCTTGTCCCAGCGGCACCGACACCGCCTTCGCCACCTCCACCACCACCGCCGTTGTTCGATCCCGTGCCACCACCAGCGCCACCTGCCGACCCACCGCCCGTAGCCGAACCGCCCGCACCTGCGCCCGCTCCACGGCTACCGCCACCGCCACCACCTGAAGCGCCAGCGCCACCCGCTACCGAGTGGTGGGCACCGTAACCGCCACCAGCAGAAGTGGTACCCAACGCGACACTGGTGCCGCCTACGTTGCCGTCCACCCCTGAGGTCACCGCAGCACCGCCAGCATTTACGGTAACCGTGTAAGTGCCAGCGCTCACGGCATAACCCGTTCCCGTAGCGACTTCTCCCGCTCCGCCTCCACCACCAGCGTTGCCGCCGCCAGAACCACCCGCTCCGACGATCAGCCAGTCCACATCAGCCGTACCAGCAGATACAACGAAGTCGCCTGAACCACGGAACGCATGAACACGGTACGTCGTACCAGAATCAACGTACTGCGTGATGATCCCACCAAACGCCGTAAAGACAGCACCGCCAGCACCGGCAGCGGCCATCAACCCGAACTTAGCGGAACCTACAGGCATTAGGAGAAGTCCTGTCCACTAACTGCTCCGTACCAGATCACTCCGGCGTCGATTGTTGTAAAGACGAGGATGTCTGTACGACTAGCAGTAGTTGTAAGGGTGGGGGCGGTTCCGCCAGCCCACTTCACCGTGTTGGGCCAAGTGGCCGTGCGTGAACCAGTCCCATCCTGATTGAGGAACAGGGTGAATGAACCCGAGGTTCCAGAAGCGGGTGGGGCCGAGAACGTGAACGTGCAGTTCGCCGTCAGGGTCACGTTGTGGACATTGCCATCGGTCAGAGAGATGGTGTCCGTTGATCCAGATGTCGCATTAGCAACACAGGTTTCACCAACGTCCTTGAGGACCGGGGCGCTGATGATCTGATCGGCGGCAACAATAGCCCCCGAAAGAGTCCCGCCAGCCTTGGGCAATGCTGCGGCAGCCGTGGTAGTCGTAGAGGTCAGGACCGCATCCCTTGTCGCAATGTCTACGCCGTCAAAGGTACTATTGGTTGTGATTGCTCCTGTCATAGCACCACCTGCTTTAGGCAATGCTGCGGCAGCCGTGGTGGTTGTGGATGTTAATACACCATCCCTTGTGGCTACGTCTACACCATCAAATGTACTATTAGTCGTAATGGCCCCAGTCATGGCTCCACCAGTAAGTGGCAGTACGTTACTGGGCAGGGAGGAGTAGCCCAGCGAGGTCCACGCTGTCGTGCCGTCACCGATCTTATACTTGTCGGTATCGGTTTCGATAGCGAACTCGCCCTGAGCCAACGTGGGGTTGTTGCTGGTCCAGTTGGCGGCGGTGTCTCGCCTTAACTGTATTTGTACAGCCATTGCTTACTCCTATTCGGTAGCGGCGTAAGCCGTGTCATATGCCGCTTGGGCTTCTTCGTCAGTGCCGCCACCGTCGATGGATGACTGTCGGGCAGCATCACCAGCGGTCACCTTGCGAGTGACTTTAGCGGTGGGCGGGTCTTCGGGCCACACAACCTCAGATACACGGCTGTATGTCTGAGGGATGGCTTTCAAAGAAGTCCTGTAAGTGCGCCACTCCTCAGCAGTGTGATCTCCAAGTGAGGCGTCACCGATCTGAGTCCAGTCGGAAGCCGACAACAAACCGTCACGCTGGCCTCTGACCATGTTCAGGTCCAGATCGTGCGCTTCCATGTCAGCGGTCCTCTGTGCGATCTCCGCTTCCGAGAGGTCTATATAAACCCCGTTCACAACTTTCTGTAATGCCATAACTATGCTCCCGTGATTCCGTAGAGGGTGAACGAAGAATATTGAATCATTCCCGAGTTGGGTTCCGACACACCGATATCGGTGATTGCTTCCAAGTCAGACCACAATCCCGCTGTCTGAGTCAGATACCATTGACTACCCGTTGTGGAGTTATTCTCCACCGCCGTCTCAATGATGACCTGCTTGAAGTTGGCGGTGTTGGCGTAGTTCGGTATCCAAATCTTCAACGTGGAGAACGTGTCAGCCAGCACGGACGCTGCCGCAATGTATTGGTACGCCCACTTCGTCTGCGCTGTCGCACGACCCGACGTGGGGCTACCAGTCGCATGCAGGTATGTGGACGAATAGTTCGCCCCCGTGTCCAACCCGCTGTCGCTAACACCACCGACCCTGATCCAAAGGTTTTGCCAGTAAGCCGACGCTGCACTCCTGATCGAAGCCTCCAACATCAGGTGGTCGTATGAAGCAGGGATGCTGCCCTTCTGCCAGATCGTCATGTCAGTGGAGGCGTTGGGCGACCACGCACTAGCACCCAACTCTTGATGGTCGATAACAGTGAAAGCAGCCATCAGGAACTATTCAATCCGTAGAGGGTGAACTCTGTGCCTCGCTGAAACCGTGGCGTGTTGATGACGTAAACGTCGATCTCGGTGACCGCCGCCGTGGAATCCCACAGACTTGATCCGATCTTCACATTTTGGGCCGTTGACAGTCCAGTCCCAAACCCGCTGAGGTACTGGACGGTCGTGTTCTTGTTGGTGTTCGCATAGTCAAGAATGTCGATCACCGAGTTGCTGTATTCGGTTGCCAGATTGTTGGCCCCGATAGCGGTCCCCCACTTACCGTAACTCTGACCCGTTTCCCCAGTCGCAAAGGTGCTGGAGCCGTAGCCTTCCATGAAATGACTGGAGTAGTTGCTGCCCGAATCGTTGTTGAGTCGGATAAGCAAGTAGTTCGCGCCTACCGCATACAGGTCATGGGTTGACACCCGCAGTTGCAGGTGTTCGTAGGTGGCGGGGATGGAGGCGAACGTGACTATCTGAACGTCGTTATTTTCCAAGTAGGTCGTCTGGATTGCTTCGATCACAGCCATCAGGCCACCATCCTAGGTAGCACACCGAATAATGAGAACATGGAACCCGACGCGATGTTCGTGCCGTGTGCGGAAGTGAAATCGAACTCTGTGATCGGAGCCTGAGACTTCCAAGTATTCGCCTGTAGGTGGACCCAACCAGAGGAAGTAGCACTACCCGTGTTCCATCCTTCCGAAGCACTGGTCAGCACGTTTGACTTGTATTTCCCACTGTTCACATCGAAACAGTGGATGATACAGGCGGAGAAAACATTGGCGGGCGAACTTGCTGCGGGACAGGACATTTCTCCGAACTTGTAACCGTGGGATGTAGTTGAGTTTGCCGAAGCGGACCCTGCGTAACCGTAGAACCGTTGCATCGAATAGTTGCCGTTGGTCGTGTCGTTGTTGACCGCCAACTGGATGGCGTCACTCACCGATACGCGATCTGTGCGCCCGTAACAGATCAGCACCAGATCCATGTATTGGGAGAAGTCCCCGACCTGACCGTCATCGGTCGATGTGAACGTGACCGTGGCCGTGTCCGACCCGAGCGTCGTCGTGCCGAGGCCGACCCATGCCTCG